ACCAAGCGGCGTCTGTTCGTTGGCATTAGCTCGACGGTTTGGGTTTCCATCCTGTCTGCGTAATGACGATCCCGTCGCGTGTATTAGGTTCCGGTGTTAATAGCCTGTCCACCGTTGCCATTTGTGGTGACGGTGGAACAGGTTTATCTGCTGCCGGAACAACCTCTACAGACGCGACTCAGCTTGTTAAGGTTTACAACAACCTGACCACTGTTGCATCCGGTACGGGTGTAAAGCTACCGCCTACAGAAGAAGGCGAAGTTATTTACATTACAAACAGCGGAGCAAACTCGCTAAAGGTTTATCCGTATGAAGCTGCCACAACCATTGATGGCGGCGTTCCTGCAACGATAAACACCGGATGTTCAGCCTTGTTTTTTGCCGTAAGCAATTCTGCTTGGCAAGGATTGCAAGGGTTTAATTCCGCAATCCCGATTTTGCATTATGGTTCGTTTTACGACACGACTACGCAAACTGCGGCTGCGATAAACACAGCGTATGCGATGTCTTATAACAGCACCGCAGAATCAAACGGCATTTATATAGGAAGCCCAACTTCTAGGGTTTATGTGTTAAATGACGGTGTTTACAACATCCAATTTTCGACACAGCTTGATAAGGCATCTGGAGCAACGGGCCATATTTATATTTGGCTTGATATTGACGGCACATCTGTTGCAAACAGCGCAACCGTTGTTGCCATTCAAGGAACTTCTGCGGAGACCGTTGCCGCATGGAATTTCGTTGTTTCGTTAAATGCAGGGCAATATTTTAGGCTTATGTGGTCAACTGATGACACAAGCATTCAGTTAACCCATGCGTCCGCTGCTGCTCCCGTTCCTGCAATTCCGTCCGTGATTTTAACCGTAACACAAGTCAACAACTTGTGATCCCCACAGGAGACTACGATGCTTGATAGTGATATTGCGAATGCTGATTCTCACCTGCATGTTGAGTTTTACATTTGCGAGGATGGAGACTGGAAGGGTAAGCCGTTTGTTCGGATCATCGTTCCCGGTGACAAGACAAACATCATTGAGCAGCCGGTTCGTGAAGACCACAAGCAGCGGTTTCCGCGCCAGTGGCTTTACTTTCAGATGAAGAACGATGACTCGCCTAAGATTGGAACGCCCTTGGCAAAGTGGCATTCTGACTATCCTGACGAGTTTAACCGTGGGCAGCTTGAAGAGCTGCAAATTTTAAAGTTTCAGACTGTTGAGCAGGTTGCAACGGCTTCAGATTCGCAGTTGCAGCGGGTTGGCATGGGCGCTACTGGGTTGCGGGAACGCGCTCGTGCATACTTGTCCAACATGAATCGCAAGGAAAATTCTGCCGAGCTCGACCAGACTCGTAAGGAACTGGAAGAGCTTAAGGCACAGATGGCCGAGCTTATGGCGCAGAAGCGCGGCCCCGGTCGTCCAGCAAAGCAAGTGGAGACGTAAAACATGGGCAGCACAATGTTGCAGCTTGTCCAGCAAGTGACAAACGAGCTGGGCGTATCGACACCGGCCACTGTTGCCGGAAATCCTAATCAGGATGTGATACAGATTCTTGCGTTGATGAACGCAAGTGGTTACGAGCTGCTTCGTCGTGCTGATTGGCGTGAGCTGGTCAGGCAGCATCAGTTTTATACTGAGTACCTGACCACTACGGGTAATTGGACTACTGCAAACAGGACGATTACCGGCATTCCGTCGACTGCCGGGCTTGATACTAATTATCAGGTTGTAGGAGATGGAATCCCAAACGCTACTTACATCGTTAGCGTTGATTCGTCGACTCAAGTCACGGTTAACCAAGACTTTAACGAGGCTGGCGGTGTAAATGCCACCGTTAATTTTCAAAAGGTAAAGTACGCATTTCCTAACGATTACCTTGCAATGATCCCAAGGACGCACTGGGACAAGTCAAAGCGTTGGGAACTTCTTGGCCCTGAAGACGCGCAGCAATGGGAATGGTTGCTGTCGGGTTATATCAGTACCGGCCCAAGAATTCGTTGGCGTCTAATCGGTAACAAGTTTTGCATCTGGCCGGGAAGTTCTACGGCAGAGCTGATTGGATACGAGTACCGCAGTCAGGGCTGGGCTTATGATTCCAGCGGTAATGTCATTAACAGCTTTACGTCTGACAATGACACTTGTGTTTATCCTGATCGGTTGATGGTTCTTAGTACCAAGCTCAAATATTTTGAGGCTAAGGGCTTTGACACCACCGCAATTTATCGTGATTACCTCATGGAGCTTGAGACTTCGATTGCTCAAGACACCAGCGCAGCAAATCTGTCGTTTGCCCCGCGTCCGGGCACTGTCCTGATCGGTTACGACAACATTCCTGACAGCGGATACGGAACGCCATGATAAGGCGGCTCGTTCAGAAAGCTCGAGCAAACGTCGCATCTTTGCCTGCGCCTGTTGGCGGCTGGAATGCTCGTGACTCCATTGCAAACATGGGGCCGACAGACGCTTATGAGATGGAAAACCTGTTTCCAACGGTTTCCAATGTCATTTTGCGTGGTGGCTATGTAAAGCACGCCACGGGCCTTCCCAGTCAGGTTGAGACGTTGATGAACTACAACGGATCAACAACGAGCAGGCTTTTTGCCATTAGCGGCACTGCAATTTATGACGTTACATCATCTGGCGCGGTCGGCGCTGCGGTTGTTTCTGGTCTTACGAACGCACGATGGGAATACATCAATGTTGCCACGGCAGGCGGCAATTTTATGTATCTGGTTAACGGTGTTGATGCCCCGCTTCTTTACAACGGAGCCACGTGGACTTCGATTACCGGCGCATCCGTACCAGCAATTACTGGAGTCACAACCACAAACCTGACAAACATTACTCTTTTCAAAAACAGAGTGTGGTTTATTGAGAAAAACACGCTCAAAGCGTGGTATTTGCCTGTTCTCTCTGTTGGTGGTGCAGCTCAGTACATTGACCTCAACGCCATCGTTAAGAAAGGCGGTTATATCGTTGCCGCATCGACATGGACAATTGATGCCGGATACGGAATGGACGATAACTTGGTTTTCATTACGAACCAAGGCGAAGTTGTTGTTTATCGCGGTACTGATCCTTCGTCTGCCGCAACGTGGGCGCTTGTTGGCGTGTTTACGATTGGTTCTCCAGTAAGCAAGCGTTGTATGTTGAAGTATGGCGGCGACCTGCTTGTTATTACGCTGGACGGACTCGTTCCTCTGGCGGCTGCGGTTCAAAGTTCGCGCCTAGATCCAAGGGTTAACCTTTCGGACAAAATTCAAGGCGCGTTTACCGCTGCAACATCGTCTTATAAAGACAACTTTGGCTGGGATATTTTGTTTAACCCAAAAAATAATGCAATTTGGGTTAATGTTCCTGTGCAGACAGGCTCAAATCAAGAGCAGTATGTGATGAATACCATCACAAAGAGCTGGACAAAGTTTACTGGATGGTCTGCAAACGTCTTTGAAATTTACAATGACGATCCGTACTTTGGCGGCAATGGTTACGTTGCTCAAGCGTGGAAAACAGGCACTGGGGCAACAGGATATATCGACGACACAAACAACATTGTGACTAATTGCCTGCAAGCGTTTAATTACTACGGGTCGCCTGCGGTTAAAAAGTATTTTACCCGAGCAAGGCCAAGCATTTTTACGTCCGGGTCGCCTGCTGTATTTATTGGCATGAATGTTGATTTTAATACTGCAGACACTTCTGCGGCGATTTCATATGCTCCATCAACTGCTCAAAGTTATTGGGATGCTGCAACATGGGATTCGTCGACATGGGGTTCTGATGCTGTAATCACAAACAATTGGCAAGGCATCACTGGTATTGGCTATTGTGGTGGAATTAGATTTAAGTCGACCTCAAGAAACTTGCCGATTGAATGGGCGGCTACTGATGTTGTTTATCAGTTGGGATGGGCTGGCGTTTAGTTGATGGCCCCACTGTGGGCCATTGGACAGCAGCGCATCTCAAGTGCGGGTATTTTGAAGAACGCTCTCAAGCAATTGGGCTTGAGCGTAATGGCGATTTGATCGCTGGCGTAATTTACGAAGACTGGAATGGCAGATCAATTGTTTGCCATATTGTGTTTTCTGGAAG